ATGAAATTGTCCGCCCGTCAGGTGGAAACCGCAAAACCTGAGATTAAAGATTACAAACTGGCTGATGGTGCCGGGCTTTTCTTACTGGTTAAAACCAGCGGTGCAAAATACTGGCGTTATCGCTATCAGTTTGCCGGTCGTGAAAAAATGTACGCGATCGGGGTATACCCTGAAATCACATTAGCTGAAGCCCGGAAAAAACGGGATGATGCCCGTCGTAAATTACTTGATGGGGTGGATCCGGTAAAAGCCAGGCAGGTTAAAGCGGTATCGGATAAAGAAAACACGTTCAGAAAATTATCCGTTGAATGGCATGAGTTCAAAAAATCACGCTGGTCGGAAGGATACGCGGCCGATATTCTGGAAGCGTTCCGGATGGACATTTACCCGGTTATCGGTGATCTGCCGATTGACAGTATCGAACCTATTTATGCTCTAAAGGCGCTATCTGCTATTGAGCAGCGGGGTGCAACAGAGAAAGCCAGCAAAGTAAGACGCTGGACCAGTGAAGTATTCAAATATGCCATAGCGACCGGGCGGGCAAAGTATAATCCGGTGTCCGAACTGAAAAGTGCCATGAAAGGGCATGTATCAACCCGTTTTCCATTCCTTACCGCAAATGAGATCCCTGATTTTTTATCCGCAGTCAACGCGTATAGCGGCGATCCTTCCACCATGCTGGCGGCTAAAATTCTGATGCTTACAGGATTACGAACCGCCGAACTGCGTTTTGGTGAATGGTCTGAAATAGATTTTGATAACAAACTATGGTCGGTCCCGAAAGATAAAATGAAGAAACGGAAAGATCACATCGTTCCGCTATCTGACCAGGTAATTACATTGTTGCGGGAACTGAATTGTCTTTCCGGTCGTTTTAATTATATGTTTCCGAACCGCTCAGATCCGATGAAGGTAATGAGCGAAAATACCATTAATGCCATGATAAAACGTATCGGGTGGGAAGGAAGAATAGTCGGGCATGGTTTCCGGCACACAATGAGCACTATTCTGAACGATCAGGGTTATCCCGCTGACTGGATAGAATTACAGCTGGCTCATGTTGATAAGAATGTGATTCGCGGAACGTATAACCATGCCCTGTATTTGGATGGGCGGCGTGAAATGCTGCAGTGGTATGCAGATTATATAGACAGATTGTGTTTAATTTAGTGTGATGTTTTTTGCAGTTTCCATTCATTTATTTCTCTGCGCAGCCACCGGGCGGCACGACCGCCGATTTTATGCTGCGCGGGAAATTCCTTCCTTTTAATCATGTCGTAAATCGCAGATTTTTTCAGGGTTACGATCACTTCAACTTCTTTCATTGTCAGTAAATCATCATCACGTTCTTTTACTTCTGCCATTGTTATTTCCTCTTCATTGCTTCTAACAGTAAATCCTGAATTTCACGTTTTGAGTTTCGCCGTTCCATCACGACTTCATCCATCGTGCCGGCGGCTATCAGGTGATGTATAAAAACAGGGCGGTTATATCCGGCCTGAATCTGCCGGGTAGGGCCGATGCGCTCAATGATTTGCTGGTACTGCTCCAGATCCCACCAGTGAGAAAAGAACACCAGGATGTTACCGCCGTCCTGCAGGTTAAGCCCGTGCCCGGCGCTGGCGGGGTGCGCGAACAGTACCGGTATTTTTCCGGCATTCCAGTCACGTAATGTCTGCGGATCTGCATCCAGATTTTTACCTTTCGGGAAGGCTTTCAGCAGGCGTACCAGGTCGTGTTTCCAGTGGTAGGCAACCAGAACCGGAGTACCGCCGGATTCGTTGATGATACTTTCCAGTGCCTGAATTTTGGTATCGTGTAACTCAGACCAGTTATGATCCTCGTCGGTATAAATAGCCCCGCTGGCGATTTGCAGACACTTGACGGTTTTCGCTGCGGCGTTCGGTGCTTCGATACCGTTGTTTTCCAGCTCAAGAAACATTTCTTTTTCCATTTCCTGATACTGTTTTCTGGCTTTGGCCGGTAGTTCGAGCCGGATGACGTTATGAATCGGCTCTTTAATATCGAACCAGTCGGCGGCATCGAGTGAGATAGTCACATCACGCAGGGCTGACTGTATCTGCTCCTGTGCGAACGGCCACGGTTCCAGCTTTGACCATTGTTGCCCCGGGAACTGAATGCTGTTAAACCAGCGTGAGGTAAAAGCGCTGTACGTCCGCCCCAACCGCTGGCCCTGATCGACAAACCACGCCTGACCCCACAGATCTAACAGCCCGTTAGGGGATGGCGTACCGGTCAGATTCACCCAGCGGCTGACGTGTTTATGCGCAACCTTTGCCAGCGCGGCAGCCCGTTTACCACCTTTCCGCAGACGGAACGATTTCAGCCGGGTACTTTCATCGGCAATGATGGTACCGAAAGGCCAGTGGTCACCCATCATCTCAACCAGCCACACCAGGTTGTCATAATTAATGGTAAACACGCTGGCATTGGTATTCTTGACAGCAGCCATCCGTTCTTTGGCTGTGCCGATTATCGGCTGAACATCTATATTACGCAGGTGATTCCATTTGACCGCTTCGTCCGGCCATGTTGAATGGGCGACCCTTAACGGTGCCAGCACCAGAGCCGGTTTAGTTTCACTGCCGGCCATAAACAAATCTTCCAGCGCGGTCAGTGTCGCGACTGTTTTTCCCATACCCATACCCGCCCAGACATTTGAGCGCTTAATATCGATTTCGTGGCTGAGGATGAGATTTTGGTAGGGATGGGGGGTGAATAGTTTAATTATTGACATTAATAAGCCTTACCCCCTAATTATATTAATAGAGGGCTGATAGGTTTATATGATATTAAAATGGTAGAGCAATTGAACTCTCAATTGCTGTTTGTATATCATTATAGTTTTTATGTGAGATTGGTCTATTGAAATGTATGTTTATTGATGTTTTGGCGTCATTTAATTCTATGTATTTAAAATCAAAGCCCATGCCGGTTATTTCACTAGTTAAAGAACGCATGTTAATTCTAAGATTTGGATTTGTATTCTTGATATACTCAGGGATATGAAAGGTTACTAGTGTCCCATTTAATAATGGAATGTCATCTAACTCTGTATTTTCAGCTTTGTTCAATGGTCTTGTGTTTCTATCTAAAGACGTCATAGCTGTTGTTTTTATTAATTTTTTAATATCATTAAGTTCAGATACTAATAATTCCGTACTGGATACTTCCTTTTCCTCGAGTTGTGCCACCTTGAATGTTCCAAAGTGCTTTAAAAAAGTTGTATAATTAGGGTCGTTATTGGCTTTAATATGAGTCTCTACTATTTTGTTTTTTAACTTGTTTTGAAATGTAGTTATACTCTGGTATCTCAGGTCTGAAGGGTATTCTAGATGTTCAACTGGTGAAATATCAAAACTATAAGGTGTTTTGTTATCTTTAATAATTATTGTTGGCTTGTCAAATGCCAATCTCATTCCCAATTCAAACATCACATTAGCATTGCGACTACTAATATCACAAACGACTATTGGATTATCATAAATATTTTGAACTATCCGTTTTTGTATCACGCCGATATCGTCATCAAAGCTGACAAGATTTGGTGTGAAGTTCGCATCACTGGCGGCTTGGCATATTATATCGTATACATCTGTCCAATGCCCCTCTGGATATCCCTCCGTATTAGCGATAGGCATGATTATACCGCAAATCGGTAGCTTAGTTTCAGGCGTTGGTGTGTCCGCAATCTTCGCTTCAAAATCCTTTTTTATTTTAGTCATAATGTTATACCTAATAGTTAAATACGATATAACTATCATATTATTTAATTTAAATAATTTCAGCTAAATCCTTACTATCCAAAACAACTACCTGATGCCCTAAAGCGAAAAGCCTCGCGTGTTCCCGTAACTGATCGGGGCGGGGCTTTTCTCCCGGGGCTTTGCACTCAACAAAGATAACTTTTCCGCCGGGTAGCAGAACCAGTCTGTCAGGTACTGCCCGCCGGCCGGGGGAGACGAATTTATAGGCGATCCCTCCGGCCTTTTTCACTTCGTTGACCAGATGTCTTTCGATCACATCCTCGCGAACCTTACTCATCGCGGATACCTTTGTTCTTTTCCCGCTGAATCTGCGTAAAGCAGAAATCAGAGCGGTGTTCACTCCACCGCTGGTTACTTAATTTGCGTGCCAGCCGGTGCGCCTGCGCCCATGCTTTTGACGCTTCCCAGTATTTACCGGCCTGTTCGAGACGCACAGCATCCCGCGCTGCACGGAAGTACAGCGGGCTGTCATTATGTTTGAATGCCATGAAATTAGTCCTTACGGTAATGGTACGCCTCAAAGCCTCCGGCACTCAGCGGGAGGTCGGGCGCCCACGGGGGATTGGTCGCGAGTAGTGCGGATAGTTGTTCGTGGCTGAAACCCGTGCTGTCCGGGGCCTCTGTTAAAACCTCATCGTGTACTGTCAGCACAATGGCATAACCGTGGTTTTCAATAACCGGCATGTTACCGGCGAGAACATCCCGGGCGGCGGCCTGTGTGACGTTTTCCACCAGTTTCCCGCCGTAGGTTTTCAGGCGCTGCCATTTACGGCTGTAGGGATTAACACCCATATAGCTGATCTGCCCGTTGTCCACACGCGGGGACGGGTAGCACACGGCGCGGCCGGATGGCAGAACGATACGCAGCCAGGCTTTATCCCGGCGTACTTTGAGCCTGCGACACGGGAACGTGGTTCCCGGTGAGGCAATCGCCCGGCGCACGGTATCTTCCAGTTCGTACCAGAATGAGACGGTTTCAGGATGTGCATTACGCCACATACGTTTCAGCGAATCACAGGTGATGAATACCTTTTCACTGAGGCCGTAGGTTTTTTGGGTTTCAACGGATTTCTGATACCAGCTCAGCGCATCATGCTTAACTTTTGGCGGGATATTAGGTAGTGCGGCATCCGCCAGTTCATCCAGATCCAGCCCGTAGGTCAGGGCAAATGTCAGGAAAGCGGCAACGCCACCACCGTAGCCCAGCCCCAGTTCCATCACTTTACCAATTTGGCGCATGTGCTTATCGACATCATCAGGCGAGATATTGAAAGCGCGGGCATAGGCCAGCTTATACAGATCCGCACCAATGCCGTTATCGAATTCGCTGAACGCTTTTATTTTCCAGGCTTCACCGGCCAGCCATGCCAGCATCCGGCCTTCGATATTGGAAAGGTCTGACACCACCAGTTTTTTACCTTCCGGTGCCATAATACAGCCGCGCAGTGCTGAACTGGTCAGTTGCATGATGTCGTCATAAATCAGGTCAGCACATCCGGCTTTAAGTGCCTCGATACCGTTATCAATCGTTTCCTGATCGAGCGTCGGGCGCGGCAGGTTCTGCGGCTGGAATAAGCGGCCTGCCCAGCGTCCGGTTCGGGATGCCCCGCAGAACTGTAATGTGCCGCGCAGGCGCCCGTCAGAACTGACACCGTTCATCAGGGCTTTATATTTACTGGTGCTGGTGGTGCTGGCCTGTAAACGGATAGCCAGTAACTCGCGCAGAGGCAGCGGGATATCCGGATCACTTATCCGGCGCTCAAGTGTGCTTTTCTGCATGTCCGGCAGGTCAACACCGAAAGCCGAGGAGATATGCTGCAGCAGCGCGTCCCGCTGTGTGGCCGCCTGCACCTCGTTATCTGTCAGCTTTTGTGTCAGACGTGCGAGGCGTTTTTGTTCCTGCTCAACGGCTTCAATCGCCGCAGACGCCAGGCGTACATCCATACAAACGCCACGGTCATTAATTTCCTGATCACGGTGCCAGTGCGCCAGCTCCTCATCTCTGTAATTCCATGAGGGTAAACGCTTATGTACTTCGCGCATGGCTTCAATATCGAGTCCCGCGTACGCAATAAAACGCTTCCATTCTTCCGGGTGAGTCTTGCCTGTTGCCCGGCGAAGGGCTGAATTTTTAGGGCGGGGTTTACAGAACAGCTGGATCAGGGCCTTACCTTCTTTATCTTTCGCTTTGTCTGTCGGTACCCCGAGCACTTCACATAATGCCGCCAGCGCTCCCGGTAAACCGTGTGCCAGTGCCTGAACCATCGTGTCACGCCAGCGGCAGACGTTTGTTTTTATTCCGGCATGGTTCAGCATTGTCCGGTCAAAATGACTGTTATGTGCAAAAATGACAGTGTCCGGGTCTGTCAGTGCCTGCTTTAACTCCGCAGGCATAGAGGATTTGCCTGTAATGTCCCATACATTAACGGGATTGTTGTTTATCGCCCACGCAAAAAGCATAATTTCTACAGTTTCCGCATAGGAATGTGTACCGTATTTAATTGGCTTTTCACTGAACGTTTCGAGGTCGAGCCAGAGGATTTTTTTCATAATAATTGATGGAGTAAGTTATGGAACTAACAATACCGTTTTCAACGATAGTAATGGCTTTTTTGGGCTTTTTAGGCGTTTATATATTGCTACCGTTTGCTTTAATTTGCAGGGATTTTATTATCCTTAAGTTAATTAATAAATTCCTGCTAAGTAAGAATTTTTACGCTATGTTAAGTGAGAACACAAAAGCTAAGGCTTGTAATAATTTTATATTTGCGGGAAGATCTTTAAATATGAAATTTGACTCAAAAGATGAAACTATTTACATTTTCGGTGATAAGGAAATTAGTGAGAATGAATATCATAGGCTAAATAAATTGCTGGATAAAACTATAAAAACGCTTGATGCAACCACACCTATTATTCAATCAAAAATTTCACGTATGGATGATATAGATAAATACTATAAATTGGATGCGAAGTTATTAGACTCGCTAAACGATTACGTTGAAAAACTGTATGAACGAGAAGTGAATAGACTTAAAAATGATAATAATGTGCGCTCTGTTGTAGAATGGGAGCGCACTTAATAATATCAACTAAATCAGTGATTCTTCCTCTTCACCGACACTGAGATCATCGAAGTCGTCTTCGCTGGCCACACCGCCGCCGGCGAAGGCGTCACCGTCGCGGTAGAACTGTACACCGCCGAGGGATGCGGAAATGCCTTTTCCCTGGTTGTCGTAAGCAAAGATGGTGATCGTCGCGTTGACGTAGCAACCGGAGTACGGACGGCCGTCCTGTGCTGTCAGCGGAGAGCGGTCACGGTCGATAACCAGCGGACGGGCTTTGTTGCTGGCGCCAATGTACATGTGGTCAGCGTAGCCGTCATACTCTGCTTTTTCATCACCGTCGCGGAAGTTAAAGCGCATGGAGTTACCACGGATAGATTTCAGCACCGATTCTGCTTTGGCTCCCCACTTGTCAGTCGCAACTTTTTTGATTGCCTGTTCGATAGCATCAATCAGGTCCTTGCGTTTTTTGTCTATCAGGAAGGTCGCACGGAATTTAAAATCACCCTGGCCGTTGACCTGTGTTGCTTCAAACAGTTCAGGAAAAGCCAGACGGACATTAGTTAATTTAACTTTCATAAGGTTCCACCTTTTAATTAAATGAGGTCTGCGGCGAGTGCATCGTCAGATACATCGTCGAAATCAGTTTCAGGGTTAATGACGAGAGCAGGGCGCGGATCTGTTTCCGGTGCGACGGTAGGTTTGCCGTCTGACCGAGTGATCAGCGCTTCTAATTTTTTCCAGCTGCGTGGTTTTTCTTTTTTGATAAGCTTTTCAGCCTGTGTCGGGCTGATCACTTTCATGCTGTACATTTCTTCGCGTTTCAGCCGGAAACCTTTCAGTGTTGCTTCGGCTTCCTGTTCATCCCGCCACGCGCGGTTGCCCGGTTTACCGGTGACCAGTTTGTAGCCCGGAACAGAATGCCCCGCGTTGAGTTCATCCGATACACGGCTGCGCAGGGCTTTGCAGAAGCTTTCCACCGTATCGATACCGGCGTAAATATCAGCCAGTTGTTCAGGTGTCAGCACGGCAATACGGGATGCCGCATCACTCAGTTGTGGTTCAACCGGTGCGGTTAAATCAGTAAAATCACCTTTCACCAGGTCTAACGCATACTGTGCTTCGGCAGCACACAATCCGCCCCGCGCTTTACAGAACCGGCATTGTTTTTCGCCGGGGTTAAAGCTGGATGGCGGCAGAGACTCCACACCGTCACAGTTGGCGATATTAGTAGTGATAACGACTTCATCAGCCGCTTCCCGCGCCCGTTCCCCAAACTGTTGGAGTTCATCAACGCTGACTGTCCATTCTGAGACACTGTTCAGCCGTGGCTGATGAATGAAGATTCGGACCGTTTTAAAGTCATACAGCATACTGAACTGTTCTAACGCCCCCAGTGCATACAGTTGCAGTTGCTCATTATTTTCAGCGCTGACCGCAACACCTTTACCGTATTTCAGGTCATGAACCTGAAGTTCATCACCATCGATAATAATGGCGTCAGCGGTACCGAAAGAATTTTCAACACCGATAACCTCTGAAAAATCGACACGCTGCTCAATAAGCAGTTCTTTCCCCTGTGCCAGTTGCCAGACAGTATCGACATAGGTTTGCACAGCGTCTGCCATTTCATCGTTGACCTGCGGGGTATCCGCTTTATTCAGCGGATAGCAGTTCAGATAAAAATGTGCACTTTTGCCGTGTTCTTTTTCCGGATCCGCCAGGTTACTCAGTACCAGCTCGGCCAGTGCGTGCGCGGCGGTACCTTCTATCGCAAAAGGCGATTCCTTATCGGGTACCGTGGCTTCCAGAGCGATACTTCCGCTGCAGCGTAGCCAGCGGTGCGATGACGAGGGCGATAATTTAGCGTGAACGTCAGGCATGGTTATTCTCCCGCTAATGTTTTCTCAGCCAGCGCAACGACTTCCGCCAGTTTGTCTTCCGGCACCTGGCCGAGTTTCTTCGCGCCGAATGTATTCAGGATCCCCACCGCTTCGTTACGGTAACCGCCTTTCGCCAGCTGCAGGATTAACTGTTCTGCCTGTGCAAAAAGCACTTTAGGATCCTGTCCGGCTTCGGCTTCGGCTTCGTCATCAGACTGTGTTTTACCTTCGCTCAGCAGAGCGACAGCAAATTCCCGGCGCTCACTGATGCCCGGAATATCGTCCCAGTGAGCAACCATTTCCGCGCAGAGGTCGAGAATGACGGCATTGGACAGTCCTTTGAGTTCACTCACACCGGCCAGCGCGCTGTCCAGAGCATCGGCCTGACGGTTACGTTTATCCCCGGTGGCGTTAATTGTTGCGTCAACTTTGGCGATATGCCCGCTGTCCGGTTCGGTAACATCCGGGAAGAGGACCGCCAGATGGACGAGCTGCTCAAGGTTCAGGCTGTTGATATCAGCCGGTACCGGTGTCTCAGCCTCTTTTTCGGCTTTATTTTTTGCCGGTTTGGTTTCGCTTTTGGTTTCAGCTTTCGGTTCGGGTTTGGTATCTGCGACGAATGTTTTTTGTGATGTATTACCGGCGCCGGTCATTGCGGCAATAAGCTGACGCATGACTTCGGTGTTTTCTTTAATGGCTAATTCAAGGCTCATATTCGGGTACCTCAGAGATATACGGTGACAGGAAATTGGGTATTCGGGTTACGCTTCAGTGCTTCGCGTTTTTGCTGGTAACGTAAACGCCGGACGTTGTTATTCATCGGAAATCTATCCGATGGCAAAATTTTTACTTTTTTCATTGATATATTTCCGGTGGATAAAAAGAAGGGCTGTTATTATTTTTCGGTCGGCAGGCCAATTAAGTTATTAAGATCCTCAACCTGAACAGCCGGTAATGTGGCTGAGGTTTTATTAATACCATCAGGAATAAGTTCTTTTGCTTCAGGCCACACGTCAATAAGTCGTTTTATCGTAGATACTGAATTTAAAGCGGCTTTTACATTGGCTTTTATCTCATCCTCTTTTTTCTCAATCAGCGCTTCTTTTTCATTAAGCTGAGTAAAGCGCTTACTTAATTCATGGTCAGCGGGAAAAAGATTTTTATTTTTATGAGGGGTAAGCTGATAGATGGTTTCCCCTTTCTCATCTTCTCCGTAACGTAACCACCCCTTCTGACCACCGAATGCTGCGGATATGCCATAGCTTTCGGCATAACTGATATAGGTATCCTTGTTAACGGTATCCTGAAGTTTGGCTACCAGCGCAGATGCGGTTTTATATAAATGTTCAGCTTTCTTAGCATTATCGGTACCACCTAATGCAGCGATCCGTACATCATTTGCTAACTGAATACGTTCTGTCGCGAGTAATTTTTTTTCTGCGAAAATTCCGGCCTTTTTCAGGGCATTTTTGGTGATGGCGTTTTTAATATCGTTTGTTAATCGTGTCATGGTTTTCTGCTCCGGGATTACATCGGGTTAACTCACCATAGCCCACTCACTGAATGGGCTATAATTAGCTTTTTCACGTTTGCACAAACCTTCCTGTCAGTGCTGCCCGTTCACGCTCATCTCTGAGGCTAATCTTCCCGCCGGCCGGATCGCGCCCGGTGGTACGTCGCATTTATGCGTTGGGGTCTAAGCAGGTGGATTATGCTGTTCCGATTTTCTGTATTGTTAAAGAGCAATTTTTAGCAAGGTAAGTAACCTTGGTTGCTATCAACAATACTATAAAATTAGTAATTGTAAACCACAAATATTGTATATTGAGGCGTTTTTTACTTATTTCGTTGTTTTTGAACGGTATTTAGTTTGAGGTTTTTTACATTATTTATGGTAGGTGAAACCACTTGTGGAGTGACAAGCGGTTTTAATGTGCTTTTTTCGGGGGAAACTTAGCGTTTGCGGCGATAGATACGGTGTTCCACCATTACGCCGATGATAGTAATTTCATAGTCTTGGCTATTTAATACCGGATAGTCTGGGTTCAGCGGAAGTAACTCAAATTCACCGGTGCCTATGCCCTTGGGGCGATACTTTTTAAATGTTCCCTGATTACCGCCATTCTTCGCAAATACAAATTCACCTGGGTTAGGCCAAATTTCTGTATCTATGACGACGATATCTCCTTCTTTAAACTCAGGTGTCATGCTATCCCCTTCGATCCGTAGGGCAAAAGCATTAGCGCTGATATCATCATCAACCAGAATATATTCAAAATCACCTTCGCAGTCCGTAATAGGATTTGCCTCTTTAAACATACCCGCCTGAACGTAGCTGAGCAGTGGCACACGACGAGAGGTAACCTCTGCGATAGGAATAATATTTTTGCCGTTTAACAGCCAATCTGCGGGACATTGCAGCGCTTTGGCTAACTCAAGTATGCTTCTGGGTTTTCTCGTTCTTCCGTTTTCTATGGACTCAACCGATTGCTGGCTGATCCCGACTAACTCAGCTAATTCATGCTGCGTTAACCCTAATTTTAATCGTCTTTCCTTAACCCTGAATGCCAATGACATAGCGTAGCCCTCTGTTGATATTTAATACCATCTATTAATACTAATTTTGTTGTATTTGACAAACAGTATTTGTAGTGGTGAAATACTACGAAAATTGTTAAGAGGAATCGCTATGACGCTAGGAACCAGAGTAAAAGAAAAACGAAAAGAACTTGGTTATACCCAGGCAACTTTAGCTGAACACGTTGGGCTGACGCAGCAGGCGATTAACCGAATTGAAAGTGACATTATCGCCCGCCCGCGCTTTATTCTTGAGCTGGCTCAGGTGTTGCACTGCGACCCGGAATGGTTATTGAAAGGCCCTTCTGATACCAAAAAGGCTTAACCTATGCGGATCTCATATTCTGTAGGGCGGTCGGCGCGGGATAATCGCCCGAAACCGGCGGAGGCCTCAACCTTTGAAGATTACAAACGTGCGATCAGAGCATTGTCTAAAACAATAGGCATTAAGCCTGATGATACTGCTGATGTTATGCGTACGAAAAAAGCGCGGCTGAATTATCTGTGGGGCGCTATGGTTGACCGGAGCAACGGACGTAACGCCGCAAACGCCGGTCAGCGCCGCGTGCTCTGGCTTGATATGGACGGATGTTCTGCCGGCGCCTGGAGCACCTTAACCGGTGTGCTCAGCTTCTATCAGTGCTTTTGCTACACCACGGCCAGCCATGAACATCCGGCCGCCGGCAGTGAACAACGCTGGCGCATTGGTATGCTGCTGTCGCGGGCTGTCAGTGCAAAAGAGTATGCAGAGTTAGGCCCGCGCATCGAGCGTGAGCTTATCGACTGCTACGAACTGCTGGACGATGAACCGGTTAAGTGGGACCGCTCTGTTTATGAGCCGTCGCACATGGTGTTTGCCCCACACGAAGGTGCTCAGTTCCTTGAGTTCAGTGGTGCTGTGGTGGATGTCGATACCATGCTGGCATCGGATATTACTTTCAGCAGTGATACCGCGGCTCTCTCTGATTTTGACGACATATCAGATGATGACCTTACCCGTCTGGTGGATCTGGATAATATCAGTGAGCATACGTTCAGTGATTTGCGTTCTGCACTGTGGCACCCGGCGGTGTTACGTCTGGCGGAAACCTATCCGTCCTGGGCAGACATGGGAAACCGGCTGGCCTGGTTCAAAAACACCGACTATGAGGAACAGGCGCGGGCGCTGTGGGTTGAATGGTCGGCCGCAGCTGCACGCGGTGATGCGGACGCTGCCGAAAATAAATGGCCGCAGCTGAACGCTGACCGTACCGGCTATCAGGCTATATTCACCCTGGCGCAGAAAGTAGGGTGGGTGAATCCCGGTACCGAACGGTTAAAAACGGCGGTGGCGACCGCAGATGATTTCGAGGATTTGCAGACCGGTAATGTTCCTCCGCCTTTACCCTCGTTTAAACGGGATAAGTTCGGGCAGATTGAATCCACTATCGACAACGCCGCCAAAGCGGTGATGTGTCCGGATTTTGTGGATATCGAGATCCGCTTTGATATTTTCCGGGATGAAATCGTGTTCGCCCCCGCCGGAACGGAACAGTGGCAGCCGTTTACTGATGCTGACTATTCACGCCTGCGGATCACCATGGAAAAACGGGGCTTCAAGCCGGTAGGGCGAGAGCTGATACGTGACGTTGTGCAGCTGGCTGCCGTCGAAAACCAGTTTGATACCGCCATTCAGTGGCTGAACGGGCTGGAATGGGACGGTATCCATCGTGTGGAGAAATTCTATCACACCCACTTCGGTACCGACGATAACCCGTACACCCGCGCTGTTTCACTGTATATGTGGACGGCAATGGCGGGCCGTGTGCTGAAACCGGGGATTAAAGCCGATATGGTGCCGATCCTGGTCGGTGTTCAGGGCTGTGGCAAATCGTCCGGGGTGGCGGCACTGTCCCCTGATCCGTCTTTCTTTACCGAGATATCTTTCGCTGAAAAAGATGATGACCTGGCGCGCAAAATGCGCGGTCGTCTGGTGGCGGAAATCGGCGAGCTGCGTGGCCTCAATACCAAAGAACTCGAGTCTATCAAGGCTTTCGTTACCCGCACGCATGAGAACTGGATCCCTAAGTTTAAGGAGTTCGCCACTCAGTTCCCGCGTCGTTCCCTGATCATCGGTACCACTAACGAGGATGAGTTTCTGGCCGACCGTACCGGTAACCGGCGTTGGCTGCCTGTCGAGGTACAGGCGGTACAGGTTGATGATATATCCCGTGATGTTCTGCAGCTGTGGGCGGAAGCCCGCGAGATGTTTAAAGCCGGTGGCATTCAGTTTGATGCTGCTGAGCGTTTGGCGGCTGAGGTGCATGAGAAGTACACCATTAAAGATGCGTGGCTGGATATTATCGAACGCTGGTTAGATGAGCCGGATCTGATGACAGGCGAAAAACCACGAACACGCGATTTTTTACGTGCTGCCGATGTTTTGCGTGAAGCCCTGAACCTTGACCCGAAAAACATTTCAAGACGCGAACAAATGCGAATTAGCAATGTTTTGCAAAATTGCGGGTACAAATCGGTAAGAAAATTTCTCGAAGGTAAGCAACAACGGGTTTTCAGCCCTGAATAAGACAACCTAGACAACCCCATGGCCCGAGGTTGTCTATATTTAACCAATTGATAATAAAGGTATAAGACAACCTAGACAACCTAGACAACCTTTTAAGTAACTACACAGGCGTAAGTATATAAGGCCCTAAAAGATATTAATAGAAACAGGTTGTCTAGGTTGTCATAGGTTGTCTAGGCGATTAATTAGCAATTTTTTACCGGTTCCGGAATGCAAAAGGCTGTTTACCATCAGCGATGCCGGAACTGAACGGCAACTGGTACAGAAAAACACAGGTAGAACCATGAGCAGAGACATTCAGAAAATACTTTTGCACTGGGGCGGCTGGTCAGCCGGGAATCACTGTGCGGATGTGGGCTGGCCCCGTATCGCCGCAGGGTTCAGCGGCCTTGTGAGCAGCACCAGCGGCAGCAGGCTGTCATGCAGCGACCGTGACGGCCTTGTTATCGATCTCTGTGTCGCAAAGCTGGGAACCGTCGGCATGGAGCGTGAACGTAGTTACATTGAGGATTATTACATTAAGGGAATGTCCAAACGTGCAATTGGCCGCAAGTTCAGAACACGGGAGGATGAAGTACGGAAACAAATGCAAATCGCCGAAAGTTTTGTTTTAGGGTGTATTGAAACCCTTAATATTCAATTGGATATAGACTTTCTGTATAAAAAACAAACAAACGAACGTAATAAGTTGGTGCGGCCGCAAAATGTGTGTTAGCCTGATAAAAATGGTTTTCTGTTCACGGCAAAGGCTCTCACATTCTGAGAGCCTTTTTCGTTTGGTTTTTACCGGGAAAAGTTCAGGAAATAAGGCTCGGGCTTCATGATCTGTCCGAAGGGTAAAAGTGGCGTTTTGTTAATGAAATGTTGTTTTTAAAAAGACGAGAAAACCGCAAAGAAGATTGTGACTTTTACCGCTTTGGGGTGACATTTTAACTGAGTTGAAAAGTCGATGGGCGCTTAAGCGCTATTATGTTAAATAGGGCGGTTTTTCATGAAAACTTACACCACAACCCGTAGCACATACAGCTTCGCATTCGCGGGGCTTTTTTATTGCCTATGAAAATCTATATCGCGGGGCCAATGTCCGGGTACCCTGACTTTAACCGCCCGGCTTTCCACAGCGCAGCACACCGTATCAGCTCCGGCGGTAATATCCCTCTGAGTCCGGCTATCCTGCCGGATGGTCTGGATGAGCCGGATTACATGGCTATCTGTATTACCATGCTGCAGCGCAGTGACTCAGTCCTGATGCTACCCGGTTGGGAGAAAAGCGCAGGAGCAGCGGCAGAACACGCGCTGGCGAAAAAGCTCGGGCTGATTATTCATTACCTGTGATTTAACAGCTTTTCAGGACAACTGAATATCATGCTACGCCGCTCCGGTAGCGCGGGGCAGTCCGGCTGAACTAAATCAGCCACCAATCGTAAAGGCTGCCACGTGTGGCCTTTTTTATTTTCGGGGGTAGGGCATGCAATGTGCATTGGAGTTCCATTCTGCGGATGTTTGTCCGACAGAGGAAATGGATGGCAGAGACGTCATTGTTTATAACCCGTGCGATGGCTGGCATACAGGTTACATTCGCTCAGACAGAGAGGGTGATGATTGCTATGTGGGGATATATGACTTTCCTGGGTCGGAGCTGTACCCACATACATTTTACATTGCATGGGCTTTGTTGCCTGATTCCGATTTAATATCAGAACAATTTCCACGCAAGTGGGGATAGTTATTTAGGTCGCTTCGGCGGCCTTTTTTATTTACAGAAGCAACAAAAAGAGCACTGAGGCGTAACGGGCTCATCCCCCAATCTGCGTCATTTGGTCCAGTGCTCTTCTTATTGCTATCCCGCCGCTGGTGGGATTATCCGAATAATGCCGCAGCCACCTCACTTTAACCTGTTTAAAACATATAAACCGGTTGCGGCATTTCCCTTTATTCACATTTCAAACAGGACACTCCACAGGGGGTGCGTATGCGTATGGACAAAATAACTACCGGCATTTCATACGGTACGTCGGGTGCCGGTGCTCTTTACTGGATGAAACAGTTACTCGGTGGTTTTACACCGGATGAATGGGCGGCGATTGGTGTGCTTGGCAGTCTGCTGTTCGCGTTCTTAACGTTTCTGACTAATTTGTATTTCAAACAGCGTGAGTTTAAACGGCGCAGCAAAGAGAGTAATCAGCATGAATAAAGGACTGGCTAAAAAAGCAATGGCTGCTGTCAGCGGTGGCGCTATTGCCGTTGCACTGGTGCTGATACCTGCATTTGAGGGTATGAAGTTCAAGCCTTATCAGGATGTCGCCGGAGTATGGACAGTGTGTGCCGGGCATACAGGGCCGGATATTCAGCGGGATAAGATTTACACACAGGCAGAATGTGATGCGCTGCTGGAAAAAGACATGGCTATTGTTGCGAAAGGGGTAGACCGGCTTATCCGTGTTGATATTCCTGTCTATACCAGAGGGGCGATCTACTCGTTTGTATACAACACGGGTGTGGGCGCGTTCTCCCGATCAACTTTGCTCAGAAAACTGAATGCCGGTGACAGAGCCGGAGCCTGTGGCGAAATGAAACGCTGGGTTTTCGCCGGCGGCAAGCCGTGGAAAGGCCTGATGACCCGCCGGGAGATAGAGGAGATCGTATGTCACGGAACCCTTTAACGCTGATTATCATTGCTATCATCCTGCTGACTACTGCTCTGTTGACGGGTTGTTATCTGTATTCACTACCGAATTACTGTAGTCCGCTGCCGGGTAACCCGCTGGACGGTGTGATCCATTATGAGTGTGAAGCGCCATGAAAAGGGTAATCACTGTATTGCTCAACGGCTGGTTGTGGGTGGTTGTGTTCTTCGGGTTATGGATGTTCAGCATGCTGTCAGCCGAGAAAACGGAAGGCCAACACAAAGACAAGGTTATCACTGACCAGCAAAAGGTGATTGATAACGCTTACACCAGCATCGATATCTTTGACCGCGTGGCAGCCGCAAACGCCAACCGGAATATGCAGGCAGAAGCCCAATCACAGGAGAAGCAGATTGAATACCGCACTATTATCCGGAAAGAGCCTACCTGTAATCTGTATATTCCTCAGTCTGTTTCTGACGGGCTGCTCAGCCACGTCTACGCCATCCGTGAATCAGCAATGCGTTCCGCTCCCGGTATCGCTGACAGAACCGGTGCTGGCACCGCTGCCACCCGCCGACTGACATACTGCCAGGTGGTTGAGTGGATAGAGCCGCTGCTGATGGCGCTGGATCAGGCGAACGGGCAGTTAATGGATATCCGGAAAGCGGATGCAGAGCGTAACGGGAAGGCGCAATCGCAATAAGAACATCATGCTGAAAATTGTACAAATGCCATTCAGTGAGTGGCATTGATAGAATTTTGTATAGCAAACAGGTTAATCACAATGACAACTAAACTCCCGCAAAAACAAAGAATGTTTTGCCACGAGTACATTGTCGATCTCAATGCTACCCAGGCCGCAATCCGCGCGGGCTATGCGCCAAAACGCGCGAGCGAAATGGGTTATAAACTGCTGAACAAACCGAATGTCTGTGCGCTCATCGATGAGTTAAAACAGAACCGCATCAAACAGTTAGGCATTGATGCTAACTATGTGCTTATGCGGTTGGTTGAAATCGACAAAATGGACGCGGCAGATATTTTTAACGAGGACATGAGCCTCAAATCGATATCCGACTGGCCGGAAGTCTGGCGCCGCTACCTCAGTGGGTTTGACCTTGCCGAAATGTATGAAGGCCGTGGGGATGACCGTGAAATGGTCGGGCTGCTGAAAAAAATCAAATGGCCGGATAAAGTCCGTAACCTCGAATTACTGGGTAAGCATGTTCACGTTCAGGCTTTCCGTGAGCAATTAGATCATCAGTCTTCCGATGGGTCAATGTCACAAAAGCCGACTTTAATCAAATTAGTAGGGGTATCACCGGATGGGGACAACAGTTGATCTGCCACTTCCCGCAAAGCTGGTCCCTGTTTTTGCTAAAGAGAATGTGAGATATCGCGGTGCATGGGGCGGGCGCGGAAGTGCAAAAACCCGTACGTTTGCTCTCATGAGTGCCGTCAGGGCGTATCAGGCTGCTGAGCAGGGATTGAGGGGGGTGATCCTGTGTGGCCGTGAATTTATGAACTCTCTTGAAGAGTCATCAATGGAAGAGGTTAAGCAGGCTATAAGGTCTGTCCCGTGGCTTAATGACTATTTTGATATAGGCGAAAAATATATCAGGACCCGGTGCCGCCGGGTCAGTTATGTATTTTGTGGTTTGCGGCATAATCTGGACAGTATTAAATCAAAGGCGCGAATCTTACTTGCGTGGGTGGATGAAGCTGAATCGGTGTCTGATACCGCCTGGAAGAAACTTCGCCCGACAGTCCGTGAAGCCGACTCTGAAATATGGGTGACGTGGAACCCTGAAAAAAGCGGCAGTGCAACAGATAAGCGATTCAGAATAAACCCGCCGAAAAATTCTATTATCGTTGAGATGAATTACAGCGATAACCCGTGGTTTCCTGATGTACTGGAAGAGGAACGCAGAGAGGATCTGGTAACGCTGGATCCAGCTGATTATGCATGGATTTGGGAAGGTGAATACCTTGAAAACTCAGAGAAGCAAGTATTAGCGGGTCGTTATGAAATAAAACCATTTCAGGATGATCTTTGGCAAAAAGCAGACAGGTTATTGTTCGGTGCTGACTTTGGTTTTGCGCAAGATCCGAATACGCTGATTCGGATGTTTATTCTGGATAAATGTCTTTATATCGAACATGAAGTGTACGGTGTTGGTATAGAACTTAACGATATGTGGAAATTCTACGCGGGCAGGGATGGGGCAACTAATAATCAGATTAATGAATGGTCTGTTTTAGATGACCGAAAATTCCCCGGAATTCCGGAATCGCGAAAATGGGCAATAAAAGCAGACTGTTCCCGCCCCGAGACTATCAGCCATATCAAAGGTCAGGGGTTTAATATCTCTGCGGCTAAGAAATGGCAAGGCAGCGTTGAAGACGGGATTACCTATCTGCGAGGATTCAAAAAAATAATTATACATCCGCGTTGCAAAGAAACGGCAAAAGAAGCTCGTCTGTATTCATATAAAACCGACCGGATTACCGGAGAGATACTGCCGATAATTGAAGATAAAAACAATCATTGCTGGGATGCAGTCCGTTACGGGCTTGATGGTTATATTCAACGAAAATCCGGCGGATTCTTTTCACGCAAGAGGACATAACATGTGGCCGTTCAGAAAGCGGAAAACAGCAGAGGTTGCCGCACCTAAGCGGTCAGCGTTCTCAACGCATTTATATTCAGCACTGGCAGCCGAAACAGGGTTTCAGGGGCTGGGCTTGCCGCAGCCCACCCTACAGGGCGTGGCAATGGACAGTGCAGACGGGACGGTGCCATCATTCAAAGGCGGACAGGTTTACGGTGTTCCGGAGGCTCAGGCGGCGTGGTACGCCTCGCAGATGTTTATCGGTCATAACATGTGTGCGGTTATTGCCAAACACTGGCTGGTGGACAAAGCCTGTAACATGCCGGCGCGTGATGCGATCCGTCAGGGGTATGACCTGGACTGTGACGGCGGAGACAATCACGACATCAGTAAAAAGTTACGGAAGAAGGATAAAAAATACCGTATTCAGCACCACATGAAAGAGCTAATCCACTTCGGGCGCGTGTACGGTGGCAGACTGGCTCTGTTCCTTGTTGAGACATCCAATCCGCAGGAATGGTATGAAAACCCGTTTAACCCTGATGGCGTGACGAAAGGCATGTACAAAGGGATTAAACAACTGGATCCGCAGTGGGTAACACCGGATTTAACCGATGCCAATTTACAGGATCCGGCCAGTCCTGATTTTTATGAACCGACCTATTGGATTATCGGCGGCCGCCGGTACCACAAATCGCACTTTGTGAAGTTTGTACCGTTCCCTGTGCCGGACATTCTCAAGCCCACTTATAACTATTTCGGCGTGTCAGTTCCCGAACGGGTGTATGAGCGTGTTTATGCCTCTGAGCGTACCGCCAACGAAGCACCGCAGCTGGCGATGACAAAACGCCTGCTGACCATCGGTATGGCCGATGTTGAGGGCGTGGATAAAGAGACTATCCACGAGAATATGCTGTATTTCATGGAAATGCGGGATAACTACGGCGTTCAGACGGTTGGGGCGAGTGACACCGTTAATCAGTTTGATACGTCATTGGCGGATCTGGATGCCACCATTATGACGCAATACCAGCTGGTATCGTCAGCGGCCTGTGTACCGGCGACCAAGTTACTCGGCACAACCCCGAAAGGGTTTAACTCCACCGGGGAATACGAAGAGGCCAACTACCGGGAGGAGCTGGAAAGCATACAGGCCAATGACCTGGAAGAACTGCTGCAACGGCATTACGACATGCTGCAGCGCAGCGAGGGGCTGGGAACGGAGGAATTGTCAGTTACCTGGTTGCCGCTGGACAGCCCGACCGCTGTCGAAAACGCCGATATTCAGCTTAAGCAGGCACAGACCGATTCCGCGTATGCGGCGGTTGGTGCTGTTGACGGGCTTGATATCCGTAAAAAGCTGGCGGCGGATAAAGAATCGGCATTTTACGGTATTGACGTGAACGAGGACGATTATGCCCCGGAAAATACGGGTACGAACCAAACGGGCACGGTGGGCGGCATCCCGTCAGGCAGTTATGAAGGGCAAGCCGCTGCAATATTCGGCAGCAGCCCAAAGCCGTTACCAGCGTGACATGTCACAACTGATTAAAGACATGATTGCCGATTACGAAAAAACGTTCAGCAGTCTGCATGAGGATTTTGACGGCGTGACCATGGATGCCAGCTTTGCCAGCCAGACCAAAATCTGGCTGAACCGGCTGAAACGCAAGTGGGATAAGATTTTTAACAGTAAGGCCGCAGAGATGGCGGATAAGTTCACCTCGCAGGTGGACATGAACGCACAGCGCAGCCTGGACGATTCACTGAAACAACTCTCCGGCGGTATTACGATAAAAACCCCGGCCATGCCCGAAGCCCTGAAAGACAAAATGATTGCCGCAACGGCAGAAAACGTATCCCTGATTAAATCCATCCCGCAGCAGTTTCATTCCCGTATCGAGGGCGCAGCATTGCGTTCGGTCAGTCAGACCGGCAGCGGCAGTAAAACCCTGCTGGATGAAATACGGGATATCGGCGGGGTGACAGAGAAACGGGCTAATTTTATTGCCGTTGACCAGACCCGCAAAATTACCACGGCGGCGAACTATGAGCGGATGAAGTCTGCCGGGATTCGCAAAGCGATATGGCATCACTCGGCAGGAAGTGCCGAACCGCGTGAATTACATCTGCGTCTGGACGGGGAAGTATTCGATCTGGATAACCCGCCGGTGATTGATGAAAAGACCGGTGAGCGCGGATTACCCGGGCAGTTACCGAACTGCAAATGCTTCTGGACACCGGTTATCGACTTTGGTGAGGAGACATGACAAAGCGAACCTATGACAACAACGGCTGGCTCGAAGTAAAAGACAACCCCATCTCAAAAGTTGGGGTTTTTGATTATCTGGGGGCTGAAATCGGCGCACCGGAGCCGGACAGGATTTACAAAGTATTCCGACCACCGGAAGAGTTAGGTAGTGAAGAAACCATTAAATCATTCCGCCTGACCCCGTTCATTGTCGATCACGAAATGCTCGGTAAAAACGCCACACCGGCAGAGAAAAAAGGCATTCAGGGGGTTATCGGTGAAAACGTGTATTTCGAACACCCGTACCTGAGGGGGAATATCAAAATCTTCTCTGATGCCGCCCTGAGTGATATCAGCAGCGGAAAGATTGACCTTTCACCGGGCTACCGCAGCCGGTATGACTTCGACAACCCCGGCGTGTATGAGGGGGAGGCATACGAAGTTGTTCAGCGCCACCTGCGTGGCAATCACCTTGCATTAGTCGATGAAGGGCGCACCGGCGCTGACGTGGCTGTGCAGGATCATCTTGTTGTAACCATTGATACAAAGGAACTTATTCGTATGAGCGAAGAAGATAAAGACAAAAAACAGCCGACCGGTGACGAGAACGGATTTACACCGGAGCAGGTTGAGCAGATTAAACAAATCGTCGTGGCCGCACTGGCGGCGGGTAAACCAGCAACAGACGAAGACCCGGAGAAAAAAGATACGTCGGACGAAGATCCTGACGCCGACCCCGAAAAGAAAACCGGAGATGCCGAAGCCGAAGCGGAAAAAGCCGTTGAAGACGCAGAGGCGGAAGCTGAAAAAGCGGAATCCGGTGACCCTGAAGCGGTAGAAGCGGCGGAAGTGGCTATCGAAACCGCAGAGGAAGCGATTGCCGAAGCGAAAGAAGAACTTGACCAGGCAACAACCGACAGTCTGACGCGTCGCCTTAAGCGTCTCAAACGCAGTATTGCGTCCATGGATGAAATGTCCTCAATGAAACGCAAAATTGCCCGTCTGGAAAAAGCCAGACCGACCATGGACACCGGCGAACTGTTAAAGCAGATCGGGGAACGTGACGCACTGGCACAAAAGCTGACGCCGTTTATCGGGGTATTTGACCACGCACCCATGACGAAACAGCAGGTGGCGGAATACGGCGTGGAAAAACTCGGTATCCGCTGCGATAAGGGCACGGAAAGTATTGCCCTGAACGCCTGGATGCAGGGGCGCACACCGGATTCACAAAAAGCGCATGCGACGATGGATACCGCCGCAGGCACGGACTCAATTATGAAAAAGTGGGGTGAAAAATAATGGCAATCCCGAATACCGTGGCGAACGGCATGATTTCCGGTGTTATCGGTGAAATCAGTCATTACGGCCCGACCCGCGTGACCGCAGCGGTGATCAGTTCTGCGGATGAAACGAAAAACCTCTTCGGTCGTGCCTACACATACAAAGATGATTCCGTTGAATCCGTGCAGGTTGGCGGTGACGGTGCGTTTGCCGGGATCATGATTAACCCGAAAGCGTACCGTATCGGTGAAGAATACGCCCGTAACGGGACGCAGGGCGAGTTTCTCACCATGGGTGAGATTAACGCCGAAATCACCGCCGGGGTGAAAAAAATTAATGCACCGGTGGTGTTCAGTCCGGCGGACGGTTCGCTGTCTGCGAAGGCAAAAGCGGAAGCCGGTGATCTGGTTATCGGTTTTGTCAGCCGTCACATTGAGTCAGCGGAATCGCCGCATCTGTGTGTTATCCGTCTGACCGAAATCCCGTACACAGTGGCTGCGAAGGAAGGTGAATAATGCCAGTCAGTAAAGAAAAATTTTATATGTCCGGCCACGATATCCGCAAACACGGGCAACTGAATATTAAGCCCGATCAGAAGTGGACATACAGCGAACTGGATCAGATTGGTTTCGGTGGTCTGGCTGCAATGGACTCCGCACTGACCGGTCCGGCCATGTCCGGCGGGTTCATTCAGCGTGAGATGTTACAGCATGTGCTGCCGGGGCTTATCCGTACCGCTACCCGCGTCCGTGTGCTGGATGAAATCACCGGCGTACTGAATGCCGGTAACTGGCACGATGAAGAAATTATCCTGAATGTGGCAACGCCTGTGAGTAAAGCCGAATTGTACGGTGATCACACTAATATTCCGTTGTCCTCCTACGGGCAGGATCAGGAACGTCGCGGTATTGTCCGTTTTGAATCGGGATTCCTGGTCGGAAAACTGGAAGAAGCCCGTCAGTCAGCAGCAGGGTTTGAGACTGCCGCAGAGAAACGTAATGCCGTTGCCGAAGCGCTGGAGCAGGGGCGGGAACGTATCGGTTATTACGGTTTCAACAGCCCGGACACCCGCGTCTTCGGGATGCTGAATGAACCGAATTTACCGGCGTATGAAACGGCTGCCGCAAAATGGAAAGGGGGCACGTTTGCCGCCATCACCGGCGATATTACGGCTATGTTCTCGCGTCTGGAGATGCAGTCCGGCGGTATTATCAAAGATGATACGGCTATCACAGTGACCCTGCCGCTGGGCTACCGTTCTGCGCTGAATGTGGCAAACCCGGTCGCCCGTGGTGAAACGGTGTATCAGTGGGTGAAAGAGAACTACCCGAATCTGCGCTTTGTGTTCTCACCGGAATTTGCCGGTGCCAACGGCGGCGCGGATGTGGCGTATATGTTTGCCGAAACCGTGGATGATGATTCTACGGCCACCAGTGCGGTTCTTCTCCAGGTGGTGCCGGTGAAATACCAGTTGCTGGGTTCAGAAAACAAAGCCAAAGGCTATCTGGAAGATGCCACCAACGCGACCGCCGGTATCATCGTCACCCGTCCGTGGGCCATCACCCGCCTGACCGGGATTTAACCCTGTAACGCCTCATTGCCCTCTGCGGAGGGCTTTTTTATTTCCGGGAGAAATTATGTCTCTGTATAGCTATTGCACCCTGTCCAACGACCAGAACTATGCCACACCGGACGGTCCGGTATTTATCGCCGGTCAGGCTAATGTCATGACCAAACACATGTACACCCCGCGCGGCCGTGTGACTGAAATCAGTGATGAACAGTACACGCAGCTGAAAAATAACCATGTCTTTAAGCTGCATAAGGAAAACGGGTTTATCGCGGTGGAAAACCGCAAAGAGGATCCGGATAAAGTGGCGACCGATATGGAAGCCAGCGACAAATCCGCCCCGCTGACCGAAGAGCAACTGATCGCGGAGGGGAATGAACCGCCGGTCAGCAACAACGGCAAAAAGAACAATAAAAAATAAGGGGGTTCCGTGGACCCGTCCAACTTTCCGTTAGTGTCTTTCAGGGCCATCTATAAAGTCTTTACTGCGGTACCGGATGACGAGATTTTTATCATCGCACAGGAAGCACTGAACTACTTTTCGCCGTGCCGGGGTGTCTGTACAAATTCAGCGTGGATGCTGGTTGTCGCGCACATGCTCGACCTGAACGGCCGTATTGCTGACGGGGAATCACCGACAGGTGTCGTGACCAGTGTCACGATAGATAAAGTCAGTGTGTCCTACACCGCGCCACCTGCCGGTTCTGACTGGTCGCACTGGTTCAAGATGAGTACCTACGGCCAGCAGTTTCTGGCGCTGATCAAACGATGCAGTGTACCGCGTTACCACGGCGGCGGCGGGGAACGGGCTGCATTTCGCGGGGCCTTTGGCCGATTCACACGGGGAGGTCACCGGTGACAAAACTGGCACAGATGAAAGCCGTGTATGACGAACTGGCAAAGAAACAGATTAAAGTCGGTTTCTTTGAGCATTCAAAATACCCGGACGGCACACCTGTCGCGTATGTGGCGGCGATTCAGGAACTTGGTTATCCGGCCGGGGGGATCCCGCCGCGTCCGTTTATGCGCCCGGCCATGACAGAACACAAACCGGAATACAGCAACCTGATTGTCCGGGCTGTGAAAGCTGCGGTGAAAGGCAATATCACCATCACTGACGGACTGACACAAGTCGGCGCAAAAGCAGCAGGTGACGTGAAGATGATGATTAAATCGGTCACCACACCGCCGCTTAAGGATACCACGGTAGCCGCCCGTGCCCGTCGGCACCGCAAAGGGAAAGCCACCGGTAAGCCGCTGGTTGACTCCGGTCTGATGCTGCAATCCGTCACTTTTGCCGTGGAGGATAAATAATGTTCGGAAATCTGCACCGGATTGCCTCGCGGTATGTTCCGCAGCAAACCGTACTCTGGTACCGCTTCAAAAGCCGTGAGACTGACGAACGGGGCCATGATCAGAACATGTATTATGACCCGGTTGAGGTTCGCGGGAGCTGGCAGGCGGTGGATACCCAGGACATTCAGTCTATGGGGCTGGACACCAGTCAGGTATACCGCCGTTTGTATACATCCCACGATATCAGCGCCATTCAGCGTGGAACTTCACCGGATTATCTGGTCTTCGGCGGCAAACGCTACGATGTGACCGGCGATGCTGACTGGTATGCACAGGACGGCTGGAAGTCGGTTATCTGTATTGAGGCAGGCAATCATGACGGATAGCGATGTTGAGATTGCTGTCCGGAAACAGCTTCTGGCGCAGCTGGCGCAGGCGGGTATCGATATCCCGGTCAGGGCAGGGTTTCAGTCAGCAAAACAGGGGCGGGAAGATAATTTCGTTATGTTCTTTCCTGCAGGGGAAAATCCGCAGGGCTGGCAGAAGCGCAGTTATAACCCGCAGGGCAGTGATGCCGGTCACCTGGAAGCACAGCAGTATGAAACAACATTCCAGGTACAGGCATTTATCACCGGATTCAGCGGTTATACCGCGAAAGATATTACGGCTGTCGTCCGGATGATCGTTAATTCGTTACCGTTTGTTGAAGCACTGCGCAAACAGGGGATCGGGGTGCAGCGGGCGACCGCCATCCGTCTCCCGTATTTTGTTAACGACCGCGGCGATTACGAACAAAACCCGTCTTTTGATTTTAATGTGACCTATACCCGCACACTCCGTCCGGAAACGGCTGCTGTTACCGCACTGTACCCGGATATTCACCGCATATAAGGTTTTATTATGCCAATTAAACAAACCCGTTACGTCGATATCGCGTCAGCGGTGATCGGCGCGTCTGCCGTGCCGATGCGTAAGCTGACGGCGCGGTTATTTTCCACCAATCCTAAAATTCCCGCCGGGCATGTGCTGGAGTTTGCATCCGGTCAGGTTGATGAACTGCTGGGTGCCGACTCTCCGGAGGCTCAGTTCGCCCGGCAGTATTTCAGCTATGTCAGTCCGGCCCCGGTCAGTAAACCGAAAGAATTACAGATTGCCTCTTACGAGCCGGTTGGCCGGGCACCGACTTTGTTCGGAGCAAAAGCCGGAGCGCTGGCTGATCTGAAAATGATTGCTGATGGCACATTGTCAGTGACATTCGGCAAGGTCACCAAAAGCTACAAAGATATCGATTTATCCGAAGCCAAATCGTATGCCGATATCGCGTCACTGATTCAGGCGAAACTGAATGCCGAAAGTGAACCGCAGTTTTCCGGGGCGAATCTGACCTTTAACGCGCTCGACAGTGCATTTGAACTCGGCGGCGGCGTGCAGGAACGTGCATCTGTCAGTGTGGGGTATTCTGTCCTTGCGGATGCGATGGGGCTGTCAGCCGGACGCGCATCCGAGGGCAATCCGGCACAGACTCCGCTGGAGGCATTCAAAGTTGCGGAGCAGGTTTCGGACTCCTTCGGCAGCGCCACATTTCTGAGTGAACTGTCGCTGGATCAGGCCGTCACACTGGCGCAGTACGTTGCCGGGGAGAATGTGAAATACCAGCTTCATCTGAGTGTGACAAAAGACAATGCCGAAGATTTCAGCGCAGCACTGATCGGCACCGCATCAACCGGTCTGAACCTGAAAACGGAAAGCGGGTATTTTATCCAGGCGCTGCCGATGGCGGTGATGGCCGCCACAGATTACGACCGTACCAACGCCACCACCAACTATATGTTCCGTCAGCTCGGCGTGACATTCCCGGCGCAGGTCACCACAGATCAGGATGCGGACCGCTTCGATAAACTGCGGGTGAATTACTACGGCGAAACCGCTGTGGCCGGTTCACAGATCCGTTTTTATCAGCGTGGCTTCCTGTGCGGCGGCAGTTCTAACCCACTGGATATGAGTGTGCATGCCAATGAGCAGTGGCTGAAAGCGTATATCGCGCAACAGTGGTTCAGCCTGTTACTGGCAACACGCGGTATTCCGGCCAACAAAGACGGCGAAGCCCGGGCACTGATGGTCATTGCCGGTGCGGTCACCAAAGCCGTGGATAACGGCACTATTCTTGCCGGTAAAACCTTAACGGAAGTACAGAAAATCGCAGTGACGGATGCGTCCGGTGATGATCTGGCCTGGTACGACGTGCAGGACAAAGGATACTGGTACAACGCACAGATTGTTGAAAGTACCGGTGAAAGCGGTTTACCGGAGTACGTGATGAAATACGTGCTGATTTACGGTAAGGGCGACTGGGTGCGTAAGGTCGAAGGTTCACACAATTTAGTGTAAGGAAAAAGTATGAATGATGTATCAGCAACCGGCCTTGCACTGGTGGTACAGGCCAGCAAAACATTCCCGACCGGAATTTTTATCACGCAGTTTGCGGATGATGCGGATCCGCTGGATTTACCGGCGGTGGATATCGCGCAGACCGGCATGGATATCAACGGTAATCTGGTGAGCTGGTCAACACCTACTCCGCAGACGGTGACTATTAACGTTTTGCCGGGAAGTGAAGAGGATAAAAATCTCGCTATCCTTTTTGAGGCGAATATCGCGAAAAAAGGCCGCCGGCATGCCGGAGATATTATTACCATTGTCGCGTCCTACGGTGACGGTTCGACGACGATTGCCCGTAACGGAAAAATGACCAACGGCAGCCGTGGTAATTCTGCTGCCAGTGCCGGACGTCTGAAAACGAAAGCCTATACTTTCGTATTTCAGGATTTTGACTCAACCCGTTTTTAACCTGCTCCTTCTTTACTGTACAGGCGGATATGCTCCGCCTTTTTTAATGGAAAAATTATGCTGATTAAACCGAAAGAAGTTCAGATCAAAGATGTGGACGGTATTGAGAAGACATTTGTCATCAGCCGTCTTCCTGCGGTGACCGGCCGGGAAATCCTTGCCAAATATCCGCTGTCCAATGCCCCTAAAATAGGGGATTACGAAGTCAGCAAAGAGGCCATGCTGAAAATGATGGCGTATGTGTGTGCCGTGGCTGACGGTGAGGAAATCCCGTTAAAGACACAGACACTGATTGATAACCATGTGCCTGATGGTGAATCCCTGATCCGTCTTGAACTGGAAATGCTGAAGTACAATACCAGTTTTTTCGGGACCGGCGGGAACTCCGGCTTCCTGCCATTCCTCATCAGCAAGGTCGGCAGTTCACTCCCGTCAGTTATAAAAACGCTGATGGCTTCTTTGCAGTCATCCTCAGCGAAGGATTCGCCACCCTCACCGAACTCAAAACCACAGTAGATCTTGAAGAGGCGATGGATATGTGGGAAATCGCCATTATTAACCGCTACAACGAAGCGCTGGCTGCTTCAAAGGATCGATAATGTCATTACTGGATACGTTTGTTCAGGTCTTTGAATTTGACACCAGTCAGGCTGATAACGCGTTTGAGCGTGTGCAGCGCTCAACGGATGACATAATCGACGGGATGAAAAAAGCAGGTCAGTCCGGTCAGGAGGCTTCCGGAAGTATCAGTGAAGCCATGAGTGCGCTGTCAGAAACGTTAACGGCGGCCGCAGATGAGTTCAGCGATCTGACGGTGACTGAAAAGGATAACAGTAAAACCAAAGAAATGGCGGCGGGGGTCATTAAGGCGCTGGAAGCCGATTATTCACGCTTTATTGATACGATGCGCACGAAGGGTATTCCGGCTGCGATCGAAGAAGCCAAAGCACAGAGTTCCCTGCGGGATGCCCTGAAAAAAACCGACGAAAAATATCAGAAAGCCGGTGAATCCGTCGCTGGTTTTGCGAAAAAAGCGCTTGGTGCTGTCGGTGTGTTTATGTCGTTGTCCGCGATTATCAGCGAGTCGGTTTCGAGATCTGCAGATATTGAAGCCATGGATAAGTTCGGTAAAAAAATCAATGTGGCCACAGCGGATGTGGATGCCTTCGCCGGATCAATGGCTGAACTCGGCGGCACCCGTGAGGCTGCTCAGGCCGATATGGAGGCCATGGCGAAATCATTCGGATTTGCCGGTAATTCCATGGAAAAAATTCTGCGGACAGCTGACAAAGTGCAGGGCATGAAATTCGATAAGGCCAAAGCCACGCTGTCGGCGCTCGGTGTGTCTGATGATAAAACCGTTGAATTGATGATGAAAGGCCGCAAAGAACTCGAACGGATGATGGGGGTGCAGAAAGAGTATTCCGGCATCACCAAAGAGAGTATTGAGCAGTCTGTCAAATTCAACAAATCGATGCAGAGCTTTAAACAGTCCTCCGGCCTGCTGAAAAATAGTTTTCTGGAGATGGTGATTCCGATCCTAGCAACCGGCCTGGAATGGGTCAGTAAATTTGTCAGCTTCTGCAAAGAAAATAAAACTCTGATTACCGGTTTTTTTATCGCTATCGGTATCGCACTGGCGACCTATTACGTCCCGCCTATGCTGGCAGCAGCCGCAGCCACACTGGCGGCTACATGGCCGATTATTGCCATTATCGCGGTCATAGCCCTGCTGGCAGCAGCATTTGCGCTGGTGTATGACGATATCATGAATTTCATCGACGGTAACGACTCGATGATTGGCCGGATACTGGATAAATATCCCGCACTTAAAACTGTCATCCTTGCTTTGTGGGATGCTTTTAAGGTCCTGTTTGATTTTATTAAAGCGGTTGTGAAAGTCGTGGCGGATATTGTGGTGGATGCGTACAACACCATGAATAAAGCCCTGAATGATTTTATCGGCTGGCTGACCGGCAGTATTAAAGGTGTGATGGCATGGGGTAAAGATTTCGGCAAAGTGTTCAGTACCGTTTCAGATACCGTTGTCGGCATCTTCAAATGGTTGTGGGAGCAAATAAAATCCTATCTGGATTGGATCGGTAAAGGTCTGGATAAAATTAAAGAGGGATGGGCGACCTTAAAAGGCTGGTTCGGTGCCGGTGATGATGTTGAGGTTGATCAGACCGTTAACCGAACAGTGAATGAACAGGGTCAGATTGGGTACGACATACCGCCTGAGAAAACGATCAGTGAGGATGACGCGGCAAAAATGGCACAGGCCATGACTGCACATCTTTACGGTATGTCAAACGACCCGATGAATCCCGTGACCAGTCAGGCGATCAGCAATCAATCAGCTACCAGCAATGAAACAAACATCAGTATCGGTGAGCTTAAGGTCGAAACACAGGCAACGGATGCTCAGGGTATGGCGGCGGGAGCCAAAGATGAACTCGGCTCTCAGTTACAGGATTTAGGGCATCAGACAAATACGGGGTTAGGGAAATGATTACGGAAGTGAAGATATTTGATACGGAATCTTTTGCCACCCTGTTTGAGTCTGTAAATCCCATTAAGGTGAACGTCCGGGATGAGCATAAGGCGACGCAGTTTCAGGTGGAATCCGGAGAAACCCGCAGTGATCATGTTGTGATTAATCCGGTGGAAATCGGCATGGATCTGATACTCACCGGTGAACTGAAAGATGCCTTTGAAGCCATGCAGCAGGCTTACGATCAGCATCAGCTTGTCGGTATTCAGACCAGGGTAAAAACCTATCAGCCGATGCTGCTGGTTAATTTCTATCATGATGAAGAACCGGATATGGCTGACGCGGTAAAACTTTCCCTTCGTTTCACTGAATGGCGGACTGTTGAACCGGAGTATGGCGAGCTGCCACCAAAAAAGGTGGACAAAAAAGAGCAGAGCAGCACGGTAAACAGAGGAAAAGTTCAGACTAAAGAGGCGGGTGCCACGACAAAGAAAAAGGGGTCAGTGGCTACACAGATCGCCGATGGTGACTGGAGCTTATTTTGAAAGAGATACCGATTAACACAATACCGAATCAGCGACTGAGGGTAACACTGGGTGGCAGTGAATGGGAGCTGACTATCAAAGTCGCGCGGGGTGTAATGTGCTGTGATATCCGGCGTGATGATACAGTTCTTATTCAGTCCGTCCGGATGATGCCGGGACAACCGCTGATCCCGTACCGCTATCTGAGCCCCGGGGGAAACTTTGCATTGCTGACGACGGGGGATGAACTTCCCTGGTGGGAGGAATTCGGCAAAACACAAACGCTTGTATGGTGGGGTAATGATGATTGATTTACGCCGTATCCGCTGCGGCATTGAGCTTAATGGACGTATGCAGTGGTATGAGGGGCTGCGGATACGTGCCAGTGGCACCAAATATGCCAACCCGCTACAGAATGAATGCACGGTCAATATTGACGGACTTAATGCGGAAACCCGCACCATGCTGCTGACTGAAACCAGTCCGTTCGCCGGAAATAAAACCTCACCCCGGATTGTAGTTGAGGCTGGTCGCGTCGGTACCGGGGTTTTCCGGATCTATGCAGGGGATATTGTCAGTGCCGAAATATCATCACCGCCGGATGTGACACTGACGCTGAAAGCAAAAACCAATAACAGCACCGCCCGTGAAATTGTATCGCCGGAGGGTAAATCCATGGCGAAAATGAGTGAAATTGCAGCCGGTATTGCACGGGACTGTAAAGTATCACTCGATTTTCAGGCGACAGATAAAAATATTGGTAACTGGTATTTCTGCGGGCCTGCACTCAAACAGGTAGAACGACTGCAGGAAGCCGGTAATGTAAAAGCGTTCATTGATGATGATGTTCTGCATGTCAAAGACAGTGATAAGGCACTCAGCGGGCGCCTGCGCATACTGAATCAAAAAAGCGGCATGGTCGGGATACCGAAAGCCACGGAGAAGGGCGTTGATGTCACCTACCTTATTGACGGGGAATCATCCCTCGGCGGCATGCTGCGTCTGGACAGCAAATATAACCCCGCCCTGAACGGGGATTACATTATCGAGCAACTCAAATTCGATATTGCTTCTCACGATGATCCTTTCTTTTATCAGGCAATCTGCAAACGGGCCTGACACGGGCAAAGCAATGAACAAACCAAACAGTGACCAGGCGAATGACGGCAGTCTCGCCGGGCAGTTTATGGCTGCGTTCCGTAATCTGCTGATGAATATTGATGACATGCTTCCCGCCACCGTAGTGAGTTACGACGATGCGACAAACCGGGCGGTAATTAAACCCCTGGTGATGATGGTCACCACGGAAGGGAAGCGGATCGGGCGTGGCGCACTGCCTAATATCCCGGTATTCCGGTTTGGCGGCGGCGGGTTCTTTATCCGCATGCCGGTAAAACCGGGGGATTTCGGCTGGCTGAAAGCGAACGACCGGGATATCAGCCTGATTTTTCAGCGTGGCGGGCTGGAGGATGAGCCGAATACGGCCCGATTGCATACGTTCAGTGATGCTATGTTTTTCCCTGATACGCTCAAAGGCTGGGTGATCGATGGCAAAAATGCGGATGCTCTGGTTATTCAGTCAACGGATGGTTCTGTGTGCCTCTCTCTGCATAATGATAAAGCCGTCTTTGACGGCCCGAAATTTATCTCTAATGCGCCGGAAAACGAATTTAACGGCAATGTTACCGTCAACGGCAACCACGCCGTAAACGGTAACAGTGAATCAAACGGCGGCACTATGAAACATAACGGTAAAAATATCGGGTCTACCCATAAACATTCCGGTGTTCAGGGTGGTGACAGTGATTCAGGAGAGCCGGTATGAAGACCTTTGATGTTAACGAAAGTAATGACCTGTTCACCGGAAATGACGGCAATCTTACCATCGTCAGTGGTGAACAGGCGGTAAAAAATGTTTGTGCGCAGTATGTGAAAGCACTGCGGGGGGAAATGTTGCACAAACGGGATAAGGGGATTCCGTACTGGAAAACTACGTTTGGACGACAGGCGGATCTGCCGCTGTTTGAGGCGGCGTTCCGCGAGCGCATACGGGAAATACCGCAGGTGACCGCAGTTGTGTCATTCAGAGCCACGCTGAACGATAACGAACTGAACTATGTGGCCGTCCTGCAGACAGAATACGGGAGTATTACGTTAAATGGCTGACTATAAATATATTACCTCATCCGGCGTGATTATTCCGGATACCGCAGAACTGCGGGCGACGGTTGAAGAAGAATTTAAATCTGTATTTGGTCAGGATCTGGATGTTTCCCCGGAAACCCCGCAGGGGGCGCTGATCACAATGGAAACGGAAAACCGTGATGCGGTAGTCCGTAATAATGCAGAACTGGCAAACCAGATTAACCCGGACATTGCCGGTGGTGTTTTTCTGGATGCCATCTGGGCGCTGATGGGCGGTCAGCGTTGGGATGCCACTCAGTCGATACTGACGCAGGTTGAATTCGGTGGTGTCCCCGGAACTATCATCCCGAAAGGTTCACTGGCTGAAACGCAGGCCGGTACGCTGTTTGCCACGACAAAGCCGCTGATTATCGGTAAAGACGGGAAAATAACCGGCGATATGCGGGCAGTTGAAACCGGGCCCGTTGAGTGTCCGGCTGGTAAATTAAACACGGTGGCAAGTTCTGTGCTCGGCTGGGAAACGGTATCTAACCCGACCAGTGCAGTATTGGGGCGTGTTGCTGAATCTGATTTACAGTCCCGCCGCCGCCGGAAACTGACGCTGGCAAAAAATACGGTCAGTGTCAGTGAGGCGATTACTTCCGCGTTATATGAACTGGACGGCGTCCGTTCGCTGGCATACCGGGAAAATTATACTGATACCCCGATGGTTTTTGACGGAATAACACTGGTACCGCACAGCGTATATGTGTGTGTTGATGGCGGGGAAAGCTGGGAAATTGGTATTGCCCTGTTGCGCACCAAAACAATCGGAGCCGCTTTCAATGGCAGTGAAGAGGTTATAGTGCAGGAACTGGTCAGCGGACAAAACTATACCGTCAAATTCGACCGCGCTAAAGAGATTGTCCTATTCTGCCGCGTGACAGTAAAAAAAACATCACTGGATGCGCAGACGGTTATTCCGGCGGCGGTTGAGTCATGGGCCCGAGGCGAAACTGAAGGTGATGGCGGCCTGGTTGTCGGCCGTGAAGTTTCCCCGTTTGAAATATCGGCCGGCATTAATGCTTCCGAGCCGCGTCTGTTTGTCACACGGGTAGAACTGTCAACCAACGGTACGGACTGGTCATCCGATACTTACCCGGTAAAGCTGACAGAGGTTGCCAGAATCAGCCGCAGTGCGGTGCAGGTGGTGTTTGTATGACACAGACTATTCAGCAGTTAACATTTCACTCCGATCTTCTGAGGGCTATCCTGTGGCAGTACGAAGGAGCGGATAATCTGAAAGCGCTGGCTCGTTTTAAATCGGGCTGGTTTGAACGGACAACGGTCAGTTTCTGGCAGAACTGGTACCGCGATGTGTTCAATATCGATACGGCCAATGATTTCGGGCTGTCGGTGTGGGCCCGTATCCTCGATGTTCCGCTGGGGATTGATATCCCGCCGAGTGAAAAAGAAAAAATCGGTATCGGATTCGGGAAGAAAAAAGCCAATTTCCGGGCAAACTTCCGGCGTAATGCGGATTATACCCTGTCGCTGACACAGGAACAAAAGCGTCTGATCATCAGGATGCGTTATTTTAACCTGACCCGAAGCCCGACCGTGACGAATATCAATGAATTCCTGCAGCGATTTTTCTGGAACAAAGACAGCAAAGTCTTTGTGCTGGATCCGCTCGACATGACATACATGTATTACGTCTTCAATTTTAATCCGGATGAGCAGTTGCGAATTATTTTAGAGAAATTTGATCTTATGCCCCGTCCGTCCGGTGTCGGGGTTAAATACCGAATTGTTACAAAAAAATCATTTGGTTACGGGGTTTATCGTAAAAACTTCCTGAGCAGTAATTTCGGAGCATAAAATTCATGACAAAAATATTTAAAATTCCCTTTGCTACACAAGGGGATCGTACTGCGGTGCCTGATGACGTACAGGCGGACGGTTCGCTGTCTTACACTCAGGGCTACGGTTACGATTATGAACGTGATCAGGCCACGGATCCGGCGGCCAAGGATATCGAACGGGAGAAGATGAACAGTATCTTCCATGATATTACCGGTGCAGTCGGCGAAATACAGGCGTTTGGTATGCCTGTGTGGGCGGAAGAGGGTAAACCCTATGCCATCCGCAGTGTCGTGTATCACAATAAAAAAGTCTGGCAGTCGAAAATTGAAAATAATAATACCGAACCGGCTGCCGGTGTTGCATGGACGGAACTGAAAGCGGATGTGACTGCTGAGGATGTCGGTGCGTACACGAAGGTTGAAGCTAATTTAAAATTTCAGCCGGTTGGTAATTACGCCGATAAAAATGAGGTCAACGGCAAACTCGCCAAAGACCAGAACGGCGCAGACATCCAGGACAAAGAGAAGTTTATCGAAAACCTTGGTTTACCGGAAAAGTATCAGCCGAAGGGAAACTATCAACCAGCTGGAGATTATCCGTTAACGAGTTCGGTATTTGGCATCGGGCAAAAATGGTATGGCATGACCACTCAGAGGAAGCTGGAAACGGTATATAAAAATAATACCGGTAAGGGTATTTATATCGCGGTGTGTCTGGCGTCGGATGGTATCGCTGGGTTGGTATCAATGAAAATGTATGTTGATGATGTTCCTGTGGGGACAAATCAGGTTCAGGTACTCGGAGAAAAAGGCAGATATACATATGCAACAGTCGCAACTTTTGTCCCTGCCGGTTCTTCATATTATCTGACCGTCCCGGCGGCAGAATCACAGTTAAACATTAACTCATGGTCGGAGATGCGATAATGCACACAGAAGTCATAGAACAACGTTATTTTAAAGATACTGAGGGTAAAGCCCGGTGCATTGATATTATGCAGATGAATAAAGATACATGGGAGTCTGAGGTACCGGCTGGATGGAAATCTATCAGTGAGAAGGAGGCGGATAAAATCGCAAATCCGCCACTGACGCATGAGCAGCACGTCGCTATAGCTGAGTCGCAAAAGCAGGCGCTGATTGCTGAGGCCAGCCAGAAAACCCAGCTTTGGCAGACTCAGCTTATGCTGGGCATCATCACGGAAGAAGATAAAGCCAGCCTCAAAGAATGGATGCTGTACGTGCAGGAGGTGCAGGCGGTAGATCCATCCCTCGGGGCTGCTGTGGTATGGCCTACACCTCCGGCTTCACCGGCCAGATAATATCCGGGGCGGTGGATACGTCCACTGCCTCCAGTTCGTCCAGATAATCCAGCCAGGCGATTAACAGGGCTTCTTCGTCTGGCTTGATGCGCTTAAGTGCCAGTTTAGCCCAGAGCATTTCTGTTTCGGTGTGAACTTCGGCGATCAGGTATTGCTTTTTGTCTTTTGCCGCAGCTACAGCTTCCTCATGTGACAACGCCGGGATATCGACCCATGCCGGATTGCCTTTTTTATCACTGCCCCGCATTTTCCCTTCCGGTGCATTTTCAGGAGCGAACGCAAAATACACCTCAGAAGATACCTCTTTCCCGTGCTCAGGCCAGGTTCCTGCCGCTTCATAATCTGCTTTCAGTGCCAGCGGATAAAACCCGTTGTCTTTTGTGCAAAATAAGTATGTGTCTGTCATGTTAATATCCTTTGGCTATCCAGTAATAACGTCCTTCACTTTTGCCATGTTGAATTGCAAACTGAGTCCGGCTTGTTGCGGATGGTCTGATTCTTGGCGTGATAACAAGCTGACCGGTTTCATTTGAAATCATCTGGGTGACCATTGATGTGAGTGCTGTCGGGAACGGAATAGGGAACTGCATAATGTAGGGTTGGTCATCACTGATTTTATTAACCTCACCCCACTGTGTAATAACCCCGGTACTCTCGTCTTTATGCCAGCCAGCCGCCTGTTTGAGGGCGGTGTTTTTAACTCCGGTGATTAAGTTATCAATCTCCTCATTGGAGTACACGTCGCCTGATAATAATGCCGTGCCGTCTTTATTCCGGAAGCGAACGGTACTCTTTACTTTCCCTGTACTGTCACGGCTGGCTAAAGTGAGCATGTAGTTTTCGTCACTTGTGTTAGCCTGAACCCGCGTTGAGTCTCCGTTTTTTCCCAGTAGATTTAATGTAGGAAAATCATCAGATGACTCAATCGTTACACCACCGGTAATTGTTCCACCGGTCTTATCGAACTTATTGTTCAGCAATTCCGGTAAACCAACCTTTTTTGTAACCCCAAAAGATTTGGCGATACTTCGCCGTTTCTCCTGTTTTCATAACAGGAGAAATTCTCATGATTTACGGCTATGCCCGAGTTTCGACAAACCATCAGGATACCGAACTTCAGCGCTCTGCCCTTGAGTTAGCTGGATGTGCTCACATTTTTGAAGAGCATGCCAGCGGGAGAAAATCTAACCGCCCGGTATTGAAACGGCTGATCACCACCATGCAGGCTGGTGATGAGCTGGTGGTCTGGAAGCTTGACAGGATCGGGCGCAATGTCCTGCATGCGCTATTGATGTTCCAGCAACTACAGGAAAAGGGTATCAATTTCCGTAGTATTACTGATGGAGTGGATCTCAAAACAGCCAGTGGACGCTATAACTTTCGTAACATCCTTTCCGCAGCACAATATGAATCAGACCTGAATAGTGAGAGAACACTTGCCGGATTGGCGGTAGCAAGGGCTAAAGGGCGAGTGGGCGGGAGAAAACCTAAGTTCACTGATGAGCACTGGGAGCTATTTAAACGTGAGATTATGGCCGGACACTCATATCGTGACGTTTCTGTTAAATATGGCGTGAGCCTTTCTACGTTATACAAACATTACCCAGTTCAAGCTATCGGCGATTGATTTAATGTGCATTCATTTCTGCACTGTGCAAAAAATCGCGTCGCGCTACAATAGTCTATGACTATTATATCCACATAATATACACGTAAAGATGTAAAAGCCGCAAATTAGCGGCTTTTATATTAACCTATTAATCTTGATTTTTGTTTATTAAATTCATCTTCGGTCAATATTCCTTTTTCTTTTAATTCACCCAGTTTTTCTAATTTGAGTAATAAATCATCTTGACCTGATACCTCATTATTCGGAGATCCTTGCTTATCTGTGTTGCCTTTTTTATTCAAAATAGTGCTTATCAGAGGGGCGACGGAGTCCTTTTGAAACTTAGTTATTTCATATATCAAACCAGCGGTGCTAATGGTAACTTTACCACCAGCTAAACCTGATGAGGAGTCTACAGAGGTGATGTTTTCATAGTTGATAAACGACGACTCTACTTTTTTATGGAAAAAACCGGGTTTTTTATGAAGGAATATTAAACGTTGGTCGGTTGGAATAATTAACCAGATATTAGATTTTACTAATCCTGCGTTTATACATAAAGGCTGTTCATTAACATTCAGTAAATCAGGTAAATTAGAAAATATATCAAAAACACCGGAGGTTGGTTTGTATTTTGAAAGACTAGATAATCGTTCAAGTTCATATTTTAGTTGCTCTTTGTTACATCTTTTATAATCAATCATTTAAACACCTCAGCCTGTTTGTGAATAATCATTTTGTGAGCAGAGTATAAACTAAACCACAAAAGTAATTAAGTCTGATTTTCTACAATAGAGCTGGAATACCATGACAATTCTCTACCCTTGGAAACAAAAATTTAATGAACGCATGGTACTGCGGTACGTTCACAGTATCATTCTTGCCTTAAATGTAAGCCCTTGATATCTATAGCCAGAGAAATTAGTTGTTATTGTGAATGCCAATATTAATTCATTGATATTTATACAATAAGCAATGAATTTAAAATCCCTCGGCGGCAACGTGTTTGGTTGCGAATCAAAGACAAAAAAGCCGCAGTATGCGGCTTCTTGTTTTGGGGCGGTGGTTACATTAAATATTTTTTCACCGCTTCAGGGTAATCGTGCTCAGTTCTTTCGAGGTAATCACTCAACTGCGTATGCAGTCGTTCCGCAACATCCCGTGACAGGTATGTACGCTGCGGAGTCCTGGTAGTTTCTTCGATGCTGTGCGTATCGCTGTTAATGCTGGTATCTGTGAATTCGATTTCGACCATCAGCATTTCATAAGGGCTGTTTTTCGCTACCCGAGTATCTGTGATTTGCGGAAGAAAATCACCGCAGTTACTTTCTTTCGGATTATTTTTCATGCTGGTACCCACGTATCATCAAGCCAGATTTCCTGGATAATTTCGTTAATTTCCTCCGTTTCATCAGCGTTCTTTGTGCCGGTGATCATCAGGGATTGTGAAGTGCTGAGCGCGACACGAATATTTAGTTGCCCGTACTTGTCTCCGATTTTTTGAAGTATCTGTTCGCGAAGGGCGTTACGCACTTTTTCTGATGGGTTCGGTTTGTTCTCTTTATCGAAGAGAATTTCAATGCGTGGCATAGTAGGTTCTCCATTCACAGTTAACTGTATAAATATACAGTAATGCAAAAAATTGCAAACTACAACCTACTACGTGAAAAATTTAGCATTTGGGTACCTATTTGGGTATCTTGCTGATAATGGGTATATAATTATGTTTATTATCATTGTGTTATGTGTGTTGATATGACTCCGGTAGCCGGCACCATATTAAACCCGTTAACTCTCAACCAGTTAGCGGGTTTTTCTTTTGTGCTCACTAACCACGATCAGGGTCGGGTGGGACATATTTGGGACATCCTCACCAAAAACAGCATCGATTTGCTGCGTCTGTGTCTGCGGTTTCTGGCCTCCTGCCTGATTGCCGCCGAAATCCAGTTGATTCACGATAATCACTGGTGCAGACCGTTTACTGCCATTCTGATCAGTCCATTCCTCCATGACAAACTCGCCAATAACCGTCACCTTCGTTCCTTTTTTCAGGTGCTCTGGCAATTTCTCAGCTTTCGCGCCGAACATTTTGCAGATAACCCACGATGTCTTTTCGTGCTCGCCATATCCCTGCCTAACCGGCAGACTGAACGATGCAACGGCTTTCCCTGCCGGAGTCCATCGTTGCTCACAATCCTTTCCGGGATTGCTGCTGACAGTAATCACGTTAATTGCCATTTATGCCGCCTGCTTAAGTTCGTTGATCCTGATGCCGGTGAGGCGCTTACATTCATCCTGTTTGTCGCTGCCGTTCAGCATTCGCCATACTTTCCTGTATTCAGCCTCAATCGTCTTTGTGTCACTTGTGACATTAAGAAATTCGGTATAGTCACCCAAAATCTGCTCTGGATTACGTGGAACAACATCGTGAACCTCTGTGTCAGCATCAATCGCAGTTTCTTCGGTGGGAATACAAAATGCCTGGAAAGCTGCGTATTTATAGGCGATAGACATTGCTTTGTTGGTTGCCTTGTCCCCGCTATCCATAGCTTCGCCAAAGGTGGTCACTGTGTGTTTGCTGCCGTCTTCTGTGGCAATGAAATCAACCTCAGCCTTCACCACGACATAAAATAAGGTACCGCCTTTTTGTGTCTGTCGCTCCGTGACAGAACGCTCCATAATGCGAGGAAGGATAATCAGGCCATGCTTAACCAGCGCCGGGGCAAGTGCGTTGTATACAGCGTCGATACCCCTGAACATAAACCCCTGTTATGAATTCCGGCTCCCTTTTTTGATGCCTGTCTCAGCCAATTCCTTGGCTACGGCACTTATTGCCTTATAGACTTCAGACATGATTAATCTCCCAATCTCTGGCCGGGGCGTGATTCCGTACGCCCGCCGCCGTAATAATCGACACCATCTACACCGGTAGTTTTTCCATGTTTAGTTTTCCATTCTCTCCACACCTTAGCTTCAGTTGCATTCCGTGCTGCTTTGATGTTTTCAGGTAGGTGACGGGACGCTTATTCCGGGACTTGAGGGAGAGATTGTACCGCTGGCAAGAGAAAGTACCGCAAACATGAGTAAGAAGCGCATGACAAGCTTAATCGAATATTCGCAGGCGTGGGCTATAGGTGAAGGTATAAAACCCCGCGCCGCACGATACAGGTTTAATCATTACGGACATCAGGAATAGGAGCAGGACGTATGAAAGAACCGCACATACACCGACTTCTCACCAATGACGAAGCCGATAATCTCTGCATTTACTACAGGCGTAAGGGATATAACCCGGTGAAGTCACTGAATATCAATCCTCAGTATTTCGACGTCACCGTGTATCTGCCGGTAGTCAGATATCTGAAACCAACACCACAGGCAATGATTAACAGGATGTGGCGATGAATGACGAACAATTCAAAGTATGCGTTGACATAATCAGGGCATGTCGCGATCTGGATTCGTTCACCAATCACGAGGCTGGGCTGCGCACAGGAAACTCGACAGAGTTCATTAAGTGGTTTACCAACAAAATGCTGTATATCGGATGTTTGCGAAAGGTTGGTACAACGAGGCATAACCGCCATGTGAGTCCGTTATTTGCTATATCGCCGGATGCTGTCACCAGGCTGTATCGCTACGTTTGTGATTTCCGTGGTGAGTTAATGCCGGGTGGTGAGCAGAGTGAGAGAAAGCGAATCGAATTTTGCGGAAAGGTGGTCAGCAAAGCATACATTGAGCCGGGTTTCGGACAGTCGATTATAACCAGGATGGACGCAATGCTGCGGGAAGTGCGCTGTTTATAAAGACAGTTTCCCGCAGCGTAACATGCGTTATCTTACTATAAATACGGATGTTTTTGCGTAATGTGCTAACGATGAAGCAGTTGAACCAAGGATATGTGTTTTAAAGCTTGGATTGCGGGAGCCAATAATAATAAGGTCAGCTTTAATCTGTTGAGATACGTCGATTATGATGTCGGCAGCACTACCAATCTTAACGAGCAGGGATACCTGGTTATCGGGGATACCGAATTTACTTACAACTTCTTTTAGTTCTTTTTCAATGGTCTTAGATGTTTCATCTTCGAATTTTGTATCTTCAGTGATCATCGGGTATCCAACACCATACTCATTATATTTTTCGGCGGGGGAAATGACAGTCAAGAAATAAAAGTGTGTATTTTTATTTACTGAGAATTCATTGATTTCAGAAATGACCTTGTCGGTCAAATAGTTATGATTTAGGTCTATAGGTACAAGAATAACTTTATGCATAACCAACTCCTTTATGAAGAATTAACATCTCATCATTAATAGTAGAACACTTTATCGCCGTTAATCGAAGTTTTTTGCAATCATATATTTATCGAACTGAAGGAGGAGTATGGTGAAGTGGCCAAGGCGAAAGTGCCTGATATGCCGGGCATGGTTTCACCCGAAATTCAGTAACGAATGGTGGTGCTGTCCGGAGCATGGTGCTGAGCTGGCAATAAAGCGACGAAGCAGGGAGAGGAAAAAGGCCGAGGCCAAACTAAAAAAGGAGCAGCAGCAGAAAAAACGTGAAGAAAAAGACAAACTCAAAATCCGCAAATTAGCAGTAAAACCCCTCTCATATTTCCGGCAGCAAGCACAGACCGCATTCAACGCATACATCCGTGAACGGGATAAAGACCTTCCGTGCATCAGCTGTGGTCGTCACCACACAGGTCAATATCGTATTCGGTCACAGTGCTCTTCTTATTGCTTTCCCGCCGCTGGTGGGATTCCGAATAATGCCGCAGCCACCTCACTTTAACCTGTTTAAAACATATAACCCGGTTGCGGCATTTCCCTATCACTCAACATACGGAATACTCCGCAGGGGGGGGATATGCGCATGTCTGACAAATATTCCAGCCCTACAGCATATGCCTGGGGGCTTATAACCTCTGCCTTTGGCATTTTATCTCTGGATCAGTGGGCTATTGTTGCCGGGATCATCTGTACCGTCGGTACGTTCCTGGTTAACTGGTATTACAAACGGAAGGAATTCCAGCTGAAAGCCGGAGAACATCATGAATAAGCGATTGGTTAAAAAGGTAATGGCTGCTTGTACTGCCGGGGCAATTGCCGGTGCGCTGGTACTGATCCCCGCATATGAAGGTGTTGAGTATACGCCTTATCGTGATGTGGCCGGAGTGCTCACCGTATGTTATGGCCATACCGGCAGTGATATTCAGCCCGGCAAGCTGTACACGGAAGCTGAATGCAAGGCCCTGTTGCATGACGACCTGACGAAAGTCCGGCGCGCGGTTGATCCTATGATCAAAGTGCCGATTGATGACAATACCCGGGCGGCCATCTATTCATTTGCATATAACACCGGAACCGGTGCGTTCTCGCGCTCCACTATGCTGCGCAAACTCAATGCAGGTGATATCGCCGGTGCGTGTGACGAAATGAAGCGCTGGACATTTGCCGGTGGCAAGCAGTGGCACGGACTGATTAACCGGCGGGATACGGAGAACGCGGTATGCCACGGAATCCCTTAACGTTGACGATCATTGCTATCATCCTGCTGACTACTGCTCTGTTGGCGGGTTGTTATCTGTATTCACTCCCGAATTACTGTAAGCCTCTGCCGGGTAACCCGCTGGACGGTGTGATCCATTATAAGTGTGAAGCGCTATGAACCGGAAAGAAGCGGTAATTGCCGCGCTGTTTATTGCTGCTGTCTGGTGGGTATATGACATTTACCGGGATAACCAGCAACTGAAGGTGAATAACACAAGGTTGTCAGGACAACTGTCAGCCCGGCAGGTGATAAACACCACCACACTTTCAGCCATAGCCACCAATCACCGCATATCACTCGACAACATCAAAGCTAAACAGACTGAGGGTACAGAGCATGTCAAAGTTAAGACAGTTATCAAAACAGTATTTAAGGGCAGTGAATGCGCTGTTACTCCTGTTCCCGCTGATGCTGTCAGTGAGTTGCGCAGATACGCGACCGGAATTAATACCCGCACCGGTGATACCGATTCCGCCACAACTGACCGCTGATTGTGAGCAGGCAGATATACCGGATGATCTGACGTTCGGTGGTGCAGTTGAGCTGCTGGCTGATGCTATGAAATATATTGCTAACTGTAATCACGATAAGCAGGCAATACGGGAGATTGAAGCGGGGAGGATAAAAAATAGCCCGGCTATTGCCGGGCAAATGATTAATAGAAGGGATACTTACGACTCCTGCAATCGAATATACCTGCTAAAAGTTAAACGAAACATAAACAAGTATAATTACTTGGTGTGAGGTTTATAATTATGGTTAATGAGGTTAATTAATCTTTTTGATAGTCATTAAATTATAGTTTTGGTTTTTTTGCACGAGATATCTTTCTTTGTTGGGTAATCATTCTGAATAGTCTATTTTTTGTTGATGACTTGGTTTGTCAGTCAGCATATTATGCTTTACTCTTAATATATGTTTATTAGGAGGTTCAGAATGAAAGATATTAATTTTATTGTAGGCCAGAACATCCGCGATTTAAGACACCGTAATGGCTTGACTACAAAGATGTTAGCCAGAATGCTGGGAGTGTCACAGCAACAGTTGTCAAGGTATGAACGGGGTGTTAATAAAATAGATGTCAGTGTTGTATTTAAGATAATAAATATATTTCATGTGTCTTATGAATATCTGTTTCCTGAAATTCAGAATGATTATACAGAATCAGTAAAAAGCTCCTTTGTATATATGGAGCCTTTAGCAATCTAATTATACCAAAAATATAATCATAAATGATATTCATTACTAAAAAATAATGAATATTATTTTTATTGAAGCATGGGAATACACCATAAAGCCAGCTTAATATTGTGAGCTGGTTTTAGTTTGTATAAAGATATTACCCGGTGTTTCAGTCTGTACGAAAATATAACTGCATAAAAACAGGGTATATCGCAGTGCCATGGTTGACGCTGTAATATCAGGCGGGAAAGGCATTGTTTTATCTGCCGGAAATTTCCTGCTGTTCCTCTGATGTATCACCGATATTGAGATGACAGTAATGGCTGTTGTGGAACAGTGAATAGATCGTACAAACACATTTTTTATGCGAAAGTATCTCATTGGTTAAAAACTTGATGAGGTTATGATGCAGATAAAGTCAGTTTTTATGTTTTTGGGTATGTTTCTGCTTAATGGATGCAGTGTCAAAGTGCCCAAAGATATAACCCCGATTAAACCTTTTGATTTATCTCATTATTTAGGTGACTGGTATGAAATTGCCAGGATAGATAATCGTTTTGAAAAAGGCTTAAGCAAAGTTACAGCTAACTATTCTCTTCGTGATGATGGTGGTGTGAAGGTTATCAACAGGGGCTGGGATGCGAGTAACAATAAATGGAAAGAGAGTACCGGAAAGGCCTATTTTGTTAACTCAGCCGATACAGGCGCGTTAAAGGTATCTTTCTTCGGACCTTTCTATGGAGGTTACAATATTATTAAGCTTGATGATAACTATCAGTACTCATTGGTTGTTGGCCCCGATAAAGATTACCTGTGGGTGTTATCACGTACGCCAGCTATGCCGCCAGAGCTGTTAAATGAGTATCTCAGCTTTGCTGGTGAACATGGTTTTGACAGAGAAAGAATACTTATATTTCAATAAGATTATATTCCGGTTTATTCCCGGGATACTGAATGGACTGAATATTAAATATTTCAGCAAATAAAACACAATAACCCGCTCCGGCGGGTTTTTTATTACCGGCGAGCCGCCGATCTCCTCTGCCACATTAGCCACGACCAGTGCCACTCCTCACAGCGAGCGTGTGGGCATCCAGAATAATCGGCAACACAGGGATAAAGATACCCTCATATGCGGCGACACCAGCCGTGGTGGAGGAAATGGTGAACATCAATCAACTTAGGTGGACATGACTGAAAAATACGAAGTCACAGCCACCAAAAAGGACGGTACGACATATCACGGACTGACCACTACAGTAGAAGCTAAAGGACAAGCTGATGATAATACCGAAGCCATCCTCGATGAATTATCAGGGCAGACTGGGCGAGACCAATTAGCTCAAGACTTATTGGGTGAGATTAACAGTAAAGCTGAACAATCAGCTGTTATGGCGCTAAATAATCAAATTAAAGCTAACCACGATGCAATTTTAGCGGAGAAAATAGAACGAGGTACGGCGATTGAACAAAGTGAAAGGAAACTGGATGAAACGGGTAAGTTATTATCCGAACGGCTTAATCAGGTTTCAACCGCGACGGAAGCACAAGTGGCTGCTATTAAACAAGAGGAACAATCACGTATTGAGGGGGATAAAACCGAGGCGCAACAACGACAATCTTTAGCCATACAACTTCGTGGTGATTATACCGGTAATGATTTATCCCAATTAACTGCTGGTCTCATCTCAGCAGAGAAGCAAGCTCGTATTACGGGTGACCAGGCGGAGGCAAAAGCCAGGCAATCACTGGAAACCCGGATGAATGGGAATGTTTCAGTAATTAATAAATCATTAGAAGCGCTCACGTCAAAACAGCAGGCGCAAACGCAAGAGCTTTCAATCCTCAATTCAAATCTTAAAGGGAAAGCGGATAGTAACTCGGTAAATGAATTAAATACGCGCGTATCTGATATTGATGGCAAAGTGACGTCAGCAACTTCTCGGGTGCAAACGTTATCCAGCAAATTAGACAAAGTAAAGGCCGATTTATCAGAGTCAGTTGTTGATCTGGATCTGTCAGCATTAGATGAAAGTACTTATTACCCGGTTATGCAACTCACGGCTCCGGCGGTTTTGCCATGATTGTTGAGTGGCAGGTGAGCGGTTCAGGAAGGGTCACATCAACGGTTCAGCAGGTGACACGTCTGGAAAGTCAGGTCGGGGCGGATTCGGCAAAAATTGAACAAACCTCAAAGGTTCTTACTGACTTAAACGGCAGGATTTCTGCATCGTGGACAATGAAAGTCCAGCTGGACAGCAAAGGGAATAAGGTCATTACAGGTATCGGACTGGAGTTTAATGCTCAGGGAAACAGTCAGTTTCTTGTTAATGCTCAAAATTTTGCAGTGATATCGTCACTGAACGGGAAAGTAGTAACCCCTTTTGTCATTCAGAACGGGCAGGCATTTTTTAACGATGCGCTAATCAGCCAGGCAACGATTGATAAGTTACTGGTCGGGGATGTTGCAGTGGCTGCTTCATATCCTCACGTCTTGGCACAAAATATCCATAGTGGTCGTGGCGGGTGGACAACGGCAACGTCTGTAATTACGTATGCAGGCGGAATGCCTTATGACATGACGTTGGTACTCCCTTCGATAACTGCCATTATTGAGGATGATACGGGGGGGCGTCCACGTCCGGTTGAGGGAGAACTGCGGTTCAGTATACGTGTGGACGGGGTCGGTCAGCAGGCAACTTCTCAGTGGTCAGAATTGAGTGTTATGGGGTCAGCACATGCGGTTATTCCTCGTGGACGAAAGAATGTGAAAATAGAAATTGAAGTGGGAGTCAGGCATAGAGGCAGGGCACATGTGGTTCTGAAGGAAGGGGTAGTGATGGCCTTCAAACGCAGTTCCGCATAA